AAAGATTTAGTTAAATCTATCTCTTGCCTCCCATCCATAAAGATGGGAGGCTTTATTATAAGAGCAAAAAACTCAAAATACAGATCTGTTGAAAAATACCGCCGGCAATTTTTTGAGATTTTCGGTTTTTAAAAATAAACGTTTCTGTGTGTTCCTTTGAGTTTTGTATTGCTCTCTACTATTTAAGATGTAGGAGAACATATGCATGCCCCAAAACCTTTCGCCAAAATCGCAAACCAGCACCGTAATTTTAACTTCGACAGGAAGTACGGACTTAGTAACAGCATCATTGCCTATCGGCGCATACACAGGTTCGGTACAGTTTATTAGCGGCGCCGCTGCCCAAGTAGCTTATGTCTATAAAAAGCTCGGAGGCGACGTTGTTGATATTGAATTGACACCATCAAATGTTTATGCTGCTTATGAAGAAGCAGTGCTAGAGTATTCGTATATTATAAATCTCCACCAAGCAAAAAATGTCCTTTCTAGTGTTTTAGGTGAAGCGACTGGAACTTTTGATCATAAAGGAGATCGTTTGACGGGTCCTCACAGTGGTGCACTTAAATATCCGCGGTTTACAATGGGTTATTCTCGACGCGTCGGAGACGCGGCCGCAGGCGAAGGAGGCTTTGGTGGCACTTATCCTCAATATTCCGCATCGTTTCTCGCAACAGCCAATAAACAAGACTATAATCTTCAACATATTATTGATCAAGCTTCTTCTACTGGGCTGGATGATGCAGGGACCGCTGTTGCGTTTAAAGATAAAGTTGATAACAACCGCATTGTAGTTACTAAGGTTTATTATAAATCTCCACGTGCTATGTGGCGTTTTTACGGATATTATGGAGGAGTAGGTGTGGTGGGAAACTATTCAACATACGGACAGTTCGCAGATGACTCTACTTTTGAAATTATACCAACTTGGCAGAATAAAATGCAAGCAATCATGTATGAAGACTCAATTTTTACACGGACCTCAAACTATTCATTTGAAATTATTAACAATCATTTGCGCCTCTATCCAAGTCCAAGTTACTGGGCTTCAGGAGAGGAAAAACGTATTTGGATAAGATTTTATGTTAAAGTTGGGGCTTTTGACGAAGATGGCACCACTAAAACTGGGATCCAAGGCATTAATAATGTCAATACCATACCGTTTCACAATCTGCCTTATGAAAATATTAATTCAATGGGTAAACAGTGGATTAGAAAATACGCTCTGGCAGTATGTAAAGAAATGCTGGGACAAGTTCGCGGCAAATTTACCACAATGCCAATCCCGGGAGAAAGTGTTACGTTAAACCATGCTGAATTACTGTCGCAAGCCAAAGAAGAGCAGGAAAATCTTCGAGAAAAGCTTAAAGAAATGATCAAAGAGATGGAATACAACGTTCTAGCTAAGACAGATCAAGAAATTACAGATGCATCAACCAATGTACTTAAAGTTACGCCTTTGCCAATTTTTGTAGGATGATAAGGTATGTCGAATGAATGGAAACAACCAGATGCCCCACCTCCACCGCTATTTCTTGGTAAGAAAGAGCGCGACTTAGTAAAACAAGTCAATGATGAGTTGATCGAAAAAGTCATCGGTCAGCAGGTTTTATATTATCCGATTGATATGACTAATACTAATTTTCATGATCTATATGGCGAGGCAATTGAAAAAACTTTTCTCCCGCCTATTCGAGTCTATGCACTTGTTGAATATACTGAATTTTCCACTGACTATATGGATGGCGCAGGCATTGACAAGACATGGGAAATTAATATTCATTTTCACAATAGAAGGCTTGAAGAAGATCAAAACCTCTATGTAAGAGAAGGAGACTTTGTTTTGTACGGAGACTATTATTACGAAATTGTTAAAGTTTCGGAAGATAAAAAGCTGTTTGGACAAGTTGATTATGATTTTGAACTATCTGCGCGCTGCAGACGAGCTAGAAAGGGGTTGTTCGATGCTACCTGATGATTTTGATTTTGCGCGCTTGCCTGAAGGTGCGGGAGAGTTTACACTTAAAGAGGTAGGGATGTTGTCTTCTACTATTGAGGACATTGATTATGCTATAGTTTCGTGGCTCAAAGAAGATCTTAAATTATCTGCCACAACTAATGAAGGATTTGTTGCGGTGCCGGTTCTCTGGCAAACACCCGAAAGAGCCTATCAGGTAAAACATTCCAAGGCACTCCGTGATGATGCTGGAGCCTTAAAATTACCTTTAATCAGCATTGAGCGAACCAACATCAATAAAGATCCGGCCAAAAAAGGCTCTTTCCAGGCTAATCTTTTTTCTTTAAACCGTCCTGTTTTGGATGCTTACAACGGAAAAAGCGATGGACGTACGGGTAGATTGGTGATCGCCAAACGTATAGTTCCCGATAAGACACGTAATTTTGCGGTTGCAACTAATGTTCGCACCAACACAGGTGCTAATAGACAACAATATTACCCACGCAAAAATCACAAAGTAGTAATTCAATCAGTTTCGATTCCAATCCCTGTGTACGTGGATGTTGAGTATAAAATATCTATTAAGACTGAATACCAGCAACAAATTAATGAACTAACAACACCTTTTATAACGCGTACAGGACAAATCAACGCATTCACAATGAAAAGACGTGGCCACGTTTACGAAGGATTTATTCAACAAAGTTTTGCTCAATCAAACAATGTTGCTACGTTAGGTGAAGATCCTCGATTGTTTAGCACAGATGTAACAATAAATGTTTTGGGATATTTGGTTGGTGATGGTGAAAACCAAGATCGCCCAATCGCTCGCATCGACGAAAATGTAGTGGAGTACCAGTTTCCTAAAGAATCAGTAGTCCCAGCGGGCAATTTTAATTTATGGGACGATGACTAGTTCAGGATCTGAAAATCGTTTTTATTAAAAGTCGTGTATCTTTTAGAGATGGCAAATACTATTTAAATTATGATTGAGGCATCAATTCAAAGATTTTTTTAAAGAGGGGCAAAAAATGTCAGTAAAAAGTTTTAAATTTGTATCTCCCGGAGTTTTTATCAACGAGATTGATAACTCTTTTATTCCCAAATCGGCAGATGCAATCGGTCCGGTGGTGATCGGGCGAGCACGGAGAGGTCCAGCGATGACCCCTGTGAAGGTACAGTCGTATTCGGAATTTGTACAAATGTTCGGAGATACCGTACCCGGAAACGCCGGCGGCGACATCTACAGAGACGGGAATTTACAGTCTCCCATGTATGGAACATACGCAGCAAAGGCGTTCCTGAGATCAAATGTTGCACCCCTTACATATATCAGACTCTTAGGAGAGCAGCATGAAAAAGCTACTTCTACGGGATATAATGGCTGGAAAACAACAAAAAATGCAGCTACCACGCTCAAAGAGAACGGTGGTGCTTATGGTCTTTGGATTTGGAAGTCCGGAAGTCAGGCGGTCCAGCACGGTAATTTAGGTACCGGTACCCTCGGAGCAATTTTTTATGTTAACGCATCCGGCGGTGTTGCTTTATCTGGGACGATGGTTGGTAAAAATGATGCCTCGTACGCGTATAAGACAGCAGCTTTAGGAGCCGTGATTGACTCTTCTACAGGTGTATTCACATTGCTTGTTACCGGTTCGGGAACAGCTGAAAAAATCAACTTCAGCTTTGATGATACCCAAGAAAACTTTATTCGCAAAGTTTGCAATACCAATCCTCAACTTACTACGACTGCTAATGAGTTTTATCCGTCGGCGTCTGTGACCAATTATTGGCTTGGTGAGACATTTGAACAGCAAGTTCGTGATGGTGTTTCGCAACATGCATTGGGTCGTTTGAGTGTTGCTGCGGCAACCGAAGAGCCACTGGCCTCGGCGCCCGGCACGGACATTACAGCTAGTACAGTTGTGATAACTGATTACAACGGCGACTCAACGACGTATGCTTTCTGCTCTGCCAGTAAAGGCGAAGTCGACGGAGGCACCGGTGTACTGACAGGATTTGCATCTGGTTATGCTGATACCACAAAAGGCGTGCAATTGGTTGGAACCGGTTCTGCCGCAACCCTCGCTGGATATCTTGTTGCCGCTATTAATAATACGACGTACGGACAAGGCAATACAATTAAAGCTACGGATCTTGGAGGCGGCGCCCTGAGTGTGACCCAGCTTAAGCCGGGCTCGTCAGGGAACACGACTATTACTCCAACAAACAACGTGAAAGGTGGTGACGCTACCGCAGCCCACGTTACGGTTGCCAGTAGTTTCGTACTTGGCGCTGGTTCTGTGACTGGTGAGCTTGCTGGTGGTGGAAACACCTTGGTCTCGACTGGTCTATTCGGAACTATCTTGCCACTGGTTAGTGGCAGTACTGTATCTGCTGGACCTCACGTAATGAACAATATCCGCCCGAGAGCCGAAGGTAAAACTGGTTGGTTTGTTGGACAACAATTAGGCACCGCCGGTAACTTCGTTCCAGAAAAGCTTCAAAAACTTTTCCGTCTCGTAGGTCGTGGACACGGTGAATGGCTACAAAAGAACGTTAAAATTTCGATTGAGAAAATTCGTCAATCAAACAGCACTGTTACTGATTATGGAACATTCTCTGTCGTCCTTCGATCTCTTCAGGATACAGACAGCAACGTTGTGGTCATGGAGCGGTTTGATAACTGTACTCTAGACCCAGCTTCGCCTAATTACGTGGCTCGTGTCATCGGTGATAAATACGCTGTGTGGGATACCACAGACCGTATGCTTAAAACCTATGGAGAATATGATAACCAATCTAAGTTTATTTATGTTGAAATGGACGCCACTGTCGAAGCTGGTGCATCCGGTCTGGAAACATTACTTCCTTTCGGGTACTATGGACCTCCCAAACCACGCAACATAATTGGATGGAACGGTTGGTCAAAGGCATCCTCTTTCGTAACCGGTGCTGGCGCGTCGACCGCTCGACAGTTTCTCAGTGTGTATACGCCCGGAACCACAGGGTGCCCTAACCTTACCGGTGCTAGCGATCCGTCGATGGGACAACTCAACGGACTGTCCGCAAGTCTTCGATGGCCCGCACTCAGATTACGCCTTTCGGCATCTGATGGAGGTCTGGCAGATCAAACAAATGCTTATTTTGGAATCCAAACAACGCGAGATGCCTCGTCGACAACTTCTGACGCAAGTGTGGGGGATTATGCAAGAATGTGGTGGGCTGGTCAAGCCGATGATCCTACGGGATATGGCGTTAGCGATGCTGCAGCAATGCAAGGATACGGATACATCTTTACCATGGATGATATTGTTAAGGGACCTTCAAACGTGTACTACTATGCTTCCGGTTCTCGCAAGAACG